GCAAAGGACGTAGATGTGCTGCCGAAAATTGCAGCAGAACAACTTAACGAACTTAAAGAAGAAGCTCTGATCGGCATCTACAGCATCGAATCAAAATGTATACGACCTGTAGCTAAGATGAGCTACACAGGTTTCAACGTAGACATAGAGAGACTACAAAAATTAAAGCTCGATATCGAAACCCAACTAAATCAAAAAACGACAGAGTTCATCGAAGCTTTAGACGCAAGACTTCCGGCGGAATCTAAGTTGCCACGGGGGCTAGACGGCTCAGTTCTAGTAGGCAAAAAAGCTAACAAAGAGTTTAATCCCGGATCTACGGCGCAGGTTGCTTCCGCGTTCGAGCTATGCGGCATCGATCTGCCTAAAAATGACGACACAGGTAAAAGTACACTAAACCAAATCTCGCTAGCAGAGTTCGATAGCAAAGATCCTGTGCTGCAAATGTACAGAGAACGGGTAAAAATTGAAACAAGCTTAGAGCATGTGGAGAAGTTGATCCAAAACATCAATCCCGTAACTCACAGAATCCACAGCTTCTACAACCAAGTGGGGGCGAACAGCGGGAGGTTCACGTGTGCGGGCGCGCCAAAAACAGCCAAGACGAAAGTAAAAACAACGTTTGCAGTCAATCTGCAGCAGGTTCCTAGGTCGAAAGCATTCCGTGAGTCATTCGTAGCGTCTCCCGGTTACAAGCTGATAATCGCGGATTATTCGCAGATGGAGCTTCGCTTGTTAGCTGAGCTGGCAAACATACCTCAAATGCAGGAAGCGTATAACACGGATATAGATCTTCACACGCTTACAGCAAGCTTAGTGAACGACTGCGATATTTCAGAAGTGACGAAACAACAGAGGCAGATGGCAAAAGGGGCTAACTTCGGATTTATTTATGGAATTGGATTCCGGAAGTTCAAAACGTACGCAGCGGCCTCGTTCGGTGTGCATTTAAGTCTGTCCGAGAGCAAAATACTTCACAGCAAATTCCACAGCGCTTACCCACGATTGCGCGAATGGCATCGCCAGCGGGGAGCTCTGGTGCAAGACGGTTGGTGTTACACGCGAACAGCGCTTGGACGGAGAAGGCTGCTGGCTTACGACGACGCTCGAATGACAATCGCAGCTAACACGCTGATCCAAGGGACCGGAGCAGACATCCTAAAGGTAGCATTAGGGGAACTTAATGAATATCTAAGCGAAGATGTACGCTTGATCGCTGTGGTTCACGACGAAGTTGTTCTAGAAGTAAAAGAGGGTTTAGAAGAATTCTGGAAAGACAAACTAGCTAACGTCATGGTGGAAGCCGGTGCCTCTGTGTTCAAAAAAACCCGATTAGTAGCAGAACCCGGCATAGGCGATGACTGGTCTGCGAAGTAAAGTTCTGCCAGAAGAACACCTTTAAATGGACTTGGTCAAAATTCCACGTGGGCCTGAAAAAGAGGTTTTCACTGTCAAATCAGGTGATCGGTACTTTGCGTTCATCACGGGTGCTGACGACATTTTCCTGATCGACGAGCCTTTTGAATCACCTCTAGTTGCAAGCAACAAAGCCAGAGCACTCAAGCGTCAGCACAAAATTCAAGTAAATCTAAAAAATACAAAGAAACCTGTCGTCAAGAGTAAACTGCAGCCAAAATATGTTTTATACACCGAGGCTGAAGTGGCCAAGCTGACCCACTTAAGGTTCCGCGAGACTTGGCTGATCTGCGCGCCTCAAGGTGGGTTTGTGATGAAAGTGATGCAGAATAATAAAGTTGTAGAGTATACCAAAGAATACGGAGACGCTAAAGCATTTAAATCGTACGAAGATGCGTCAGATTACGTAAAAACATTAGATATGGTTGTCAAAAAAGGTCACACACTGCGACGGTACTTCACCAGAACAGATCTAAATTGACTGGGTTAATATTAAAACATACAAACTAGAAGTACGATGCGGCGGCGTTTTGCGGGAGAAGTTCTGGGCGGACAGACTGCCCCTGCGGATACGCTGACCGCTGCCACGGAAGCACTCAAGCAAACCCAAGTCTCCCCTAAGGGAGTGCGAGGTGGGCGCTTAGGTCCAGGGTCGCAGATCGAACGGGAAGAAGGCGCCAAAGCTGCGCCTATTCTTGCTGCCGCTAAGGCTGCAGAAGCACCCAAAGCACCCGCAGTCGACATAGCAGGACTGCGATCTGCTTTAGGTATCGATCAATTGATGTCTTCCATAAGAGGACTGCAGAGCCTAAGCGAAACATCGCAAGCGGATCAGTTTGAGTTCCCTAGCTTTGAAATGCCGAAATTCGAAATGCCGGCGTTCGAGCTTCCGGATTTCGAAAAACTTCTGAGCGCGTATCTACCGAAAAAAGAAACCGATACAACGGACACAACTGACGCAACGAGCTCAACAACTGCAGCCGCAACAACAGGTGTTCAGACGCCGGCAACAAAGAAAAATGTTGTCAAGATCGCAGGCCAGAATATCAACCTGGCTAAATTCGGTGGAGCTGGGTTCAGCAAAGCCGACGTAAAAGCCTTAGAGAAGAAAGGTTTATCCACGCAGCAAATTATCAAGGCTGCATCGCAGTCCGCTACAGCGCCGACGGCAGCAGCGCAAAAAGCTTTGAACATCAAAGCTGTCGCTAAACCGGAAGGCGGATTCACAGTTCAAAAACAATCCGATAAAAAGTCTGACAACAAACCTGCTCTAGTTTTAGCTTCTCCTGGTGCCGTAAAACAGACGCAAGCTGCGCCTGCTCAAAAACAGCAAGCTGCGCCTGCTCAGAGACAGCAAGCGGCGCCGAGTCCTGCTCCGGCTCCCGCGCCAGCACCAAGAGCAAACCCAGCTCCGGCACCTGCACCCGCACCAGCACCTGCACCCGCACCTAAATCAGGTGGCGGCGGCGGTGGTGGCGGTGGCGGCAACAAAGGCGGCGGAGGCGGCGGTGGCGGCGGCGGAAAGAAAAAGTAAACTCGGTAAGCCTGCCGACAAATAATGGCTGAAAGAGACAGTTATATTCTCACACTCACGAAAAACGAAAAGAAACTAGAGCTAGATATAAGTGCTCAGGACAGCGGCCACGCGCAGGCGCAGGCTGGGGACATAGCGAGGGCTTTAAGTGCGGAAAAGTACGACCTGAAGTACGGTGGAAGACCCCAAACACCGCTATCTAAATTATTTAAAGATCTAGCAGAAAACAATTTCACGCACACCGCATGCACGCTGTGGGAAGATAAATTTACGAATGGCGTGCCGTGTGTATATGCGCTGGGGTCAAGACAATACGTACGAACTGTAATACTCAAATACTTAGATATACCTAAAGACGGTGTTACCGCCAAAACCAAGTGCTTCTGTAAGCAGTGCGTAAACCCGTATCACTTTACATACGTTAGAGGTAAGAACGAGAAAATCTCGTGCGGCGACCGGAAATTGCTAGTAGCCTATCGGAGCCAAGGCGTAGGGGCAGCCCAGATCGCCAAGGCGCTTAACGTCCACCGATCAACGATCTACCGACAGCTCGGCAATGAACCTATTTCTGATGGGCCTGAAAGTCACCGCTGCGGCGGATGAAAACGAAGGCATCGTGAATGTTTTAGCTGAAAGCTTACCTTCCAACGACAAAAGAGTTGAAACAAAGTTCCAGCTCCTGCAGCAAGCAAATCACTACGTAGGAAAACTCCTCAAAAAACTCGAAGTCGGTCAAACAATCCTGGCTGTCGGACCTACAAAGCCGACAATCGATGGTGTCTTGAAGATGCAGCCAATGCTGATCGTCACCCAGGACAACTTCGAAGATCTGCTTGCTATCAACGTCTTCATGGCCACAGGTGGCCTTGGACCGAAAACAGAGGAAGTAGAGCTCTCAGATACGACGGTAACAAACCGTTCCCTTGCGTGGCAGACCGACGAAAACGAAACAGCTTGGTTCAAGATGACAGCTTGGGGAGAGCTATCTAAACAACTGGCTGAGCTGGCTCCAGGAACCCCAACTATCGCAGTGGGTAAAGTCTCTACAAGTGAGAAAGATCAGAAAAACTACCTGAACTACACTGTAGATAAGATCCTCTACCTACCTAAATCCTCCAAAACTGCACCCAAGAAAGCTGTTGACCCTGAAAAAGGGCAAGTAGCTGCCGCTGCTATTGGTTCTATCGATTTCTCGCTCTGATTAACTACTAACCATGGTTTTCATCGCCGGCCAATTTTCTCAGGACGAAATCCTCTGTAACGTCCCTCCGCACACACTCCGAATCGATCTGCAAGCTCGACGCTGGAAGTCGGACGTTGACCCTGATTCCGCAATTGTCGACCGCAACGATAACGGCATCCCTATTGAGTTTGTGCTCGTAGGGTTCACTCCTTACTTCGGTAACCTCGGAATGAGGAACCAGGAGGAGTTTCTCCGAATCGCATACATCGGAGTCAGCCCTAACCATCGCTTACTCCCGCCACGCTGCGTGACAACCTCGATGATCTCGGGTAAGTCTTCGCAGAAGAACTTCATCAGCTATTTCCAAACGCTGTATAACAACCGCATTAACTGCGCTTCTGTGATCACGACAACTAAGTTCGTGACTAGGAGTTTCAACGAGCGGGACCCCATGACCGGCGCTGACGGTGCCAAGATCAACTTCAACGCACTGGAGTTCTCGGATCGCCCTCCCGCAAACGAGGAGGAGATTAAGTTGATCGAAGACATCAACACGTGGCTGACCGACAAAGGGGGCAACCTCTGCGCGTCAGCTCTGAAATCTCACATCCCTGGTTCGGATCTGGTGGAACTTCCACTCGGCGCCGACCACGCTGAGATTAAAGCGCTGTTCGCAGCCGAACGTGGTGCAGCTCCGGAACGAACTTTCGCTCCATCTGCTCCGGCAAAGGCGCTCAAGTCAGCTGCCGAGGAATCAGCTCCGGAAGAACCGCCCAGCGCCAAAGGCAAAAAAGCTGTCGAACTGACAGCAGAGCAAGCTAAAGCTCTAGGAATCGATTTTTAAGCTAGGCTTCAATCGAGCCAAACAAGAAGCGGTCTTCGGACCGCTTTTTTTTATTCTTCAAGCGAGCTCGGGTGGTTAACAACTTTCGGAGCTAGCAGCTCATCAAAACCAGGCAGCAGCACGTTGTTTCCCGCACACCACGCGGCCAATCGGGAAAACAGATGGCTGCGGATCAAGTACTGCTTGTGAACCGTCTCAAAAATCTCTTGCATCTGATCTCGGTCTAACTTTGCGAAGTCTCCGCAAACCCGCTTA